CTGCGCGGTGCTCAAAGACTACTATGAGCGCCCGAGTCTCAAGTTCCCCAAAGGCAGACGCATTGTCGTTGCCAATAAGAAAGTTATCTACTCTGGGCAGTCCGACTTCGAGGGCAATGAGCACGGAGACTGGCACCCCTACAGCGAGTGCCGCTGGGAACTCGTTCCTGGCCGCTTCTGGGGCAAGGGTCCGCTAGACCCTATCGTTGAGATCCAGAAGCACCTGAACAGTATCGATAGCGTGATCATCCTCACGCGTAAAACAACGGCTATCCCGCAGAAGCTCGTTCCTGTCTCGTGTGGCGTACCTCCGGGTAGCTGGACGGGCCGACCGGGCCAAGAGGTCCAGTTCCGCGACACAGGTGGCGCTAAGCCTGAGATCCTGCCATCCTCCGGTGTTGATGCCCAGGTCTTCCAGGAACGTGAGCAGCGTAAAGACGATATTAAGCAAGTCTCCGGTGCAATCGATATCCTGAAGGGAGACCGTCCTCCGGGCGTGACTGCGGCATCCGCTCTGAATCTCTTGTACGAGGTTGGTACCGGTAAGCTGTTCCCTGTGCTCGATCGGTGGAAGTATTTCGTCGAGAACGACCAGAAGAAACAGCTGAAACTCGTCGGCAGGAACTATAAAGAACCCCGCCTACAGTTTATTCAGCTGCTCAAGTCCAAGAACGATGAACTCTCCGACCAGGAGTTGGACCAGTTTATCGGTATGGACCTGTGCGATAACTATAACGTCTGTGTTGAAGCCGGTAGCAACATCCCGAAGCTTCAGGCTGCTAAACAAGCAGCCCTTCAAGAAGCTGCCGCCTCCGGTACGCTCAATCTAGAGTCCCCCGGTAACCGGATGGAATACAACCGGCAGATGGGTATTACGGGCTTCGATAACGACGTAGGCCCCGACGTGAAGCGCGCTGAGTGGGAAAACGACCTGCTTGAGAACAGCGACAAGAATCCCCAGAACGCCAAGATGGTTATGGTCATGGAGTTCGATAAGGACGACGTGCATATCGAGGTGCACGAAAGGCGTATGAAGGAGCCAAGCTTTATGGCGCTCCCCTCTCCCGTCCAGCAGGCGATGATGATGCACGCGAACGAGCACAAGATGGCTCAGACTAAGAAGCTTCAAGAACAGATGATCCAGAGCATGATGGGTGGACAGCCTCCCGGTCCCGGTGGCCCAGGCGGTCCTGAGCAGAGTGCTTTGGCTCCCAGCCCCGCTAAGGGCCACGGTAAGGGCGCTACGCGCGAGATGAAGAACGCGATGCACTCGGATGCTATGGTACCCGGCCAGCCTGGCGGTGCCGCGTGAAGCCTGTAAAGGTCTTTGTGGCGATCCCTGCGATGGGGAAGGTACACGACGCCCAGCCGCATATCCTGCGTAATCTTCAAAAGAAGTACGAGGGTCAGGTCGAACTCGTCTACCCAGCCAAGTCCGTGAACCGCATGTTCCATGACTATGCCCGGAACATGATGGTTAAAGAGTTCCTGTACGAGACCGACTGTGATGTGATGTGGTTCCTGGATAGCGATATCCTGCCACCCGAACACACGCTCGATATGGTTACTAAGCACTGGGATCAGAACTGGCTTGTAGCTGGTGCGCCCTACCCTGTGTTTATGACACCAGTCGGTATGGAACGGCCTCAAGTGCTGTTCGCGGTGTACGAGAACGTCGGTGACAAGTTCTGCCCTACGCGTATCCCGTACGAGGGCACAGGCTGGGTAGCCGGTATCGCTACCGGTTGCCTGTTCATGAAGCGTGAACTGTTCAAAGACCTTGAGAAGCCCTACTTCGAGTTCAAGTACGAACGTGAGGAGATGGAGCTGATCGAGGGTGAGGATATCGGGTTCTGCCGGAAGCTTCGCGAGAAGGGTATCCGCTTCTTTATCGACTACAGTATGGTGTGTAACCACTACAAGACTGTAGGACTACTCGACCTGAATAACTACGCGGTTGAGTACGCCCAGCGGAGCGTTGACGCCTACGCTAAGCAGATGGTGCCCGAGATCACCGAGGCTGTGAAAGCCTCTTATCTCAAAGGTAAAGCCGCCCAGACCAGACCCACTTCGAGTGGCCTGATCCTGCCCGGCGCATAAATTTCCAGCGAATTATACGGGGCCTCGCTGAACCCCGACCTATGCGTGTACGGGTGACTGCCGTACAAGCCCGGTAATATCACCAGTCAGTCGGTAAGCCTACCGATACCCTCGCCAGGTTATGGGCGTAAAGAAAGGCACATGGAAGAACTGGAACAATCGGACGCTAACGTATCGCAGGAATCGTCCTCACCTGCACCAGCTTCGGAAACCTCCCAGGAGCAATCCCAGGAGGCAGCTACTACACAAACCAAACAAGAGGATTCGACCCCTTTCCACGAGCATCCCCGTTTCAAGGAGCTTGTAGAAGATCGGAACCGAGCTAAGCAAGAACTCGCTGACTATCAACGCCGTATGGCCGAGATGGAACGCCAGCTTCAGACTGTAGCTTCCCCAAAGAAGATTGACCCCGCTCAGGCCGAACGTACCGAACTGCTTGCTCGCCTGAAAGGGATTGATCCCGCCTTTGGAAAGCTGATCGAGGATCTTAACGGTAAAGCCGAGAAGTTATCCGAATTCGATCAGTGGAAGTCGCAGCAGGAATCTGAGCGTGTCCGGTCTCAAGCCATAACGATGATCCAGCAGTTCCACGCTGAGAACAAGGCTCCGAAAGAACTCCACGACCTGATCCAGACTCAGATTGAAGCAGCCGCTATGCGTGACCCGTCTATCGGCCTGCACAACCTGAAGCAGGTATATCAGGAGAAGTTTAACGCTCTTAATGGTGTTATCGAAACGATCAAGCGTGCAGAACGCGAGAGTTACGTTAAGACCAAAACAGAAGACAGTTCTACTCCCGCTACCGCGAAGGGTACCCCGACCAAGCCCGGACAGAAGTCCGTGGAGTGGTCTAAAGACCCCCAGGAGCGGCGTGCTCAGTTGGAAAGGCGAATCCTCGATGATCTCCGTCAACAGCGGAGATCAGCAAGTCCATAACGAGGAGATCACATGGCAACTGATATGACCTCCATCTCCGGTGCACTTAAGAGGGTCTACGACAACTATGTCGCTGCCCAGCAAAACCTTAAGGCCCGGGCGATGGATGAGATCGCAAAGTCCGCAAAGAAATACAACCCGGGTGGCGAAGGCTTCTTCGGGGATATCAATGACTACGGCAACGAGTCCGGTGGCGCTATCAACGAAACCGAAACCTTCCGTACCGTTGATAACGAACACTACAGCCAGTACAAGGTCCTACCCAAGATCGTGGTGTGGCCGATCGAGTTCTCGGGACTCGTTTCCAAGGCCGCTGAAGGCGATGACGAGGCGTTTGTTAACGTCGTTGTTGACGCTCTCGACCGCGCCAAGGAACGACTCCTAAAGGACGAGAACCGCCAGTTCTTCGGTCTCGGTACCGGCCTGCTTGCCAAGTGCGCCGGTGGCGCTACTTCGGCTGCAACCACGTTCTCGGTTGATACTGCTCAGTATCTCCGTGCGAACATGGTTATCGACATGTACAACGGCGCTACCAAGACGCTGGCCTCCTTCCGCATCAACGATGTGGATAAGGTCAATAACGTCGTGTACGGCTCGTTCTCGACGGCCATCACCCAGAACGTCACGATGCAGATCGTTAAGGAGAACATCCGTGTCTCCGCTGCTAGCGACGGTAAGGAAATGATGGGCCTGCGCGGTATCGTTGATGACGGTACCGACCTTCAGACGTTCCAGAACATCGATAGCTCTGCTAACACGATTTGGCGCTCGCGCCGGATTGATGCCAGCTCGGCTAACCTGACCTCGGACCTCCTGCAGCGTCTTATCGACGACGTGGGTGTGCTCTGTGGCGATGAGCCGGACACGCTGATTATGCACCGTAAACAGCGTCGTAAGTACCTCGATATCGTTGTCCCCCAGAAGCGGTATCAGGATGACAACATGGACGCAGGCTTTAAGAAGCTCTCGTTCAACGGTATCGAACTCTGGCTCGACGTTGATTGCCAGGACGATACGGTTTACGCGATCAAGAAGTCGCTCATCTACAAGTACGAAGTCGATCCGCTGGGCATGGGTGGCTACGATGGCTCGGACAAGTTCCTCCGCAGAGCGGATAAGGACGTGTTCCAGGGCTACTGGAGGCACTACTGCAACTTCGGTACGAGCAATCGTAACGCGCACGGCAAGCTCGTGTCGCTTGCGAAGCCGACCGGCGTAGCGGGCTAATCTAGTCCTAGGCTTTGGGGGTGTGCCTTAAACACCCCTATTTTTATGACATACAAAACTGGCC